ATGTATTTATATTATATCTCAGAGGGTATTTTATATTATATTTCACAGGGTAATTTTTTTATATTTGGATATTTATAATATTATGCTTATACTATCTTAACAAACATTATGAACATTAAAACAAACAAATTTAAAAATTATAATTGTTCGGAACTAAAGTTGGAAATCCGATTAAATGATTCCAAGCCTAATAATAGGATAAACAAAGCAATTATAATTATATTGGGCATAGCTATATCTTCATATCTCATTAATATACCCTATCAGTTAAATCAACAAAATAGTTATGCCCATAATTATATTAGAATAACAAACAAGGAGAACAAATGAAAGTAGATGAATATAAAATAAGCCCAGATATTGAAACGAACGGAACATCTCTATATTCAGAGGTAAAGTTAAAACCGATTGAACTATTATTAGTATTTGGCAAACCTCATACAATGGATAGTTATAAAGTATCAGGCGAATATATGTTTGAGCATACTGAAACTGGAACACCTATAACTCTATATGACTGGAAGTATACCACCTTATATGATCCAGAAGGTATAAAACCAGTAGACTTTTGGAAGTTAGACGAGGAAGTTGAGTTTCACATTGGATCTAATAATAGTATGGCTTACGGCTTTGATAAATGGATTAAAATGACTATTGAAAACAAACTAAACCAAATGAATAGTGGGGTAGAATAATGGAAACATTAGGAGCATTAATAGGTATCTATATTTGTTATAGATTATTAAAACAAGGCGTTAAGGAAGTGAGGAAATTAGACTAATGAAAGAATACACAGATAAACAGATCAATTCTATGATACTACACTTGCGACTTAATAATGTTGCAGAGATGTATTATATCGAAAATCAAGATGATAGCCAAAGAAACTTTTTTTGCTATCGAACACAATCATATCTGAAAAAATCTCAAGTAATAGCACTTGCGATTGAAACAGGTTGGAAGGAGAAGTAAATGAGTAAAGACAATGATTGGTATATGGTACAGATTTGGCTTGATACCAATGAACGCAGTCAAGCCTATTTAAGTCGAAGACTTGAAGTACACGAGGTTACAGTAAATCGTTGGAAAAGAGCAGGTAGAATACCACAAGTAGCTAAATTAGCTATATCGTATGTTACTGGACAAAACTATGAACAATTATTTAATTAAGGAAAGGAAGGAAAATGAGTGATCAGCATTGTGTAGCTTGTCAAGGAACTAATACTTTAAAAGATAAGGTATGTGAATTATCAGATACTATATTCTTTAAAGTTGTTGAGCAATTAAATTTACAAAATGATTTAATTGTAGAACACAAAACACACACAGAAAATACTGAAAAAGGTACTGAACTATTCTATTTGATTGAGGATAGTATTACAAATTATTTAAAATATGGTAAGGAGGAAGTATGAGTGATCAATTAGTAAAAAAGTATAATCTCGATGAAAGTGATTTTTGGACTTTACGAGGTAATAAGATTATATCTTTTGACGGAGTAATTAAGATTATTGAGGCAGAAAACATAAAGTTTGAAATGTCTGATAATCTTGATGTATCGCCAAGTGTAGCTATTAAAATCAGAGCATATCAAGAAAGTGATGAGCTTGGTTTAATAGATGAAGTAACCTTTGGCGAGGCAAATGATACAAATTGCAAAAACCAATATTTCTGGGCTATGGCTGAGAAAAGAGGTAAAGCAAGAGCAACATTAAAGCTATTAGGTCTATATGGTAAGAACGCATTTTACTCTGATGTAGAAAGCGAGGACTTTCAAATGAAAGCACCTACTATCAAACAAATAGAATCATTTAACCGACTTGAAAAACAAGCACTTGATAAGGGCGTATTAAGTAAAGACGCAAGAAATTGGTTAAAGAATAATAGCAATGGTATTAGATCCAATGTTAATGTATATGAAAAAGCATTAGCAAGTCTTACGAACGCAATGGAGGGCAAGTAATGGACGGAGGACTTTTATTAGGAATTATGTTTGGATTATCAGTATTAATAGCATTTATGTTTGATTAATGGATAATTCTTTTATAAAACTATATCGTAAAATACAAGACAACTGGATTTGGGATAATCCTTTGTATCTCAAATGTTGGATTGATATGTTGATGAGGGCAAGCATAAAGCCCTCGTCAATGTTGCTGAACAATCAGATCATTGAAGTAAACAGAGGAGAAATTGTATTTTCACAAGAAAACTTTGCCAAACGAAATGGTATGTCAAGGCAACAATTAAGAACTTTTTTAAAGAAACTAAAACAAACAAATATGATAAAAAGTAGTCCAAATTCCAACCAACAAGTAACCCACCTTTTTATCGTCGAGTACAATAATTATAATTCTATTAAGAATAACCAAGAGCTAACCACTAAGCAACCAAGACTTAACCATATTATAAAAGGTAAGAAGGTAAGAAAGGAAGAAATAAATAAAGACTTTGAGAAATTTTGGAAAGCATATCCAAAGAAAGTAGGAAAGAAAAAAGTACAAGATAAATTTGACGCAAATAACTTTCCTATTGATTTGATTATAAAGAATATAGAATTGCAAAAGAAATCGGATCAATGGCAAAACCAACAATACATACCAAATCCAGAAACTTATCTAAACCAAGAAAGATGGACTGATGAAGTAGTATTACCGTTTGTACCAGATGAACCGATTTATGTTTACCAATGTGGTAAATGCAACAAACAAAAGACAACTTCGGAATATAGAGATTTATATGTTTCGTGTTGTGATGAACAAATACAACCAAGAAAGGAATACAAATGAAAGAATATGTATGTGAAGTAAATTTAACTTTTAGTGGAAATAACTTTGAGGCAAAAAACAAAAAGGAATATGTCGAAAAAGTAAAAGATACATTTAAAGAGGAATTTAACATTGAAATTGATGATAAGGAAATTGTAAACATACAACCAAGAAAGGAATACAAATGAGTAAGATGTCAGAATTAGCAATGCAAACAGAGCAAGAAGAAATTTCATACATCAATAGTTTGTGCGAGGACGATAAAGAATTATTATCTACTTGTTGTGGAGCAGGTGGAATAGGAAATATACACGAATACGACGGAGAGCATTATGGCTTATGTTCCAGATGTAAAGACCATTGCGAATTTGAATATGAGGAGGAATAAATGAGTTTTGATTTACTATTAAAAACACAAAAAGAGTTACACGACAATACAGCGAAGTGGAACGAAGTAATTAAAAAAATAAAGAAAATTAATTTTAAGAAATACGAAACTAATCAAACTATTGGTTTTATAATTGATGACATTGTGAAAGGAGAGTTTATAAATGAAACCAAGTAGTGCAAAAGCAAAAGGTAGAAATTTCCAGAACAAAGTCAGAGAGATGATAATGGAAAAGTTGGGGATCAATGAACACGACATCAAAACAGCAGTTATGGGCGAGAGTGGTATGGATATTATATTATCTAAGGCAGGGCGAGATACTTTCCCTTATGCAGTTGAGTGCAAAAAGGTAGAAAAGATTAATATATGGAAGTGCTACGAACAAGCGTGTGAAAATTCAGATGATTTAACGCCTATGCTTGTTTTCTCAAAAAATCATTCAAAAGTAATGGTTTGCTTTGAATTTAAGGATTTATTAGATTTAGTAAATGAAAGTAACGGATTCAAGAGGTTGACTAAATGAGCAGATTGACTGAAGATGGACTATATGTAATATCTTGCCCTAATTGTGGGAGTAAAGATATGATTAAAAAATCTCGTCAAAAGAACTATGACGGATCATATAAACAACGCTATAAATGTAAAGAGTGTGGAGTACAAACAGTTAATCCTACTCTTAATGATGTTGAAGTTGTAAGAGAGAACATAAAACTTGCAAAGCAGAAACAATCAGCACAAGATGTAAACAGAATAGAACGAAAGGCGTTTAGAGAACACGCACGATATGAAAATGCAATTACTAATCTATTATTTGATATTCAAGCATTATTGCAACAAAAGAATTTTTCAGACTTTAAATTTAAGAAAATCAAACAAGGCAAAAGTGTTGGAGTGCTACAGATCGCTGATACACATTTTAACGAACTTGTTTCCCTACCTCATAACCATTATGATTTCAAGGTTGCTAGTAGACGCTTAAAACACTATGTAAACAGAGCAAAAGAAATATTTAAGGTTTATGATATAGATAATGTATTAATCGCTATTACAGGCGATTTAATCAATTCAGATAGACGATTAGATGAAATGCTTAATATGTCCACGAATAGAAGTAAAGCAGTATTTCTTGCAGTAGACTTATTACAACAAATTATATTTGATATCGGACAAGATTATTCCGTATCAGTTGCTTGTGTAACTGGGAACGAAAGTAGATTAAAACAAGATTGGGGTTGGTCAGACTTTATGGCGTCTGATAATTACGACTTTGTTATCTTTGAAATTCTAAGACATTACTTTAAAACAACAGATGTGCAGTTTGTAGTTGATGATCCTACTGAATGTGTTGTTAATGTCGCAGGACAGAATCTATTATTATTACACGGTAACGGAAGTTTCACTACGCAATACGAAAAAAGTGTCAATCAAATCAAAGGTAGATACGCAGGTAGAGGTGTGCAGATAGATTATATTATCTCTGGACATATACACTCTGCAAGAGTAGGAGATATTGCAAGTAGAAGTAGCTCATTGGTTGGAGCTAACGAGTACAGTGAAAAAGGATTAAATCTATCAGGAAGAGCAAGTCAGAATATTTATATTTTCCACGAAGATAAAAATATAGACGCTATGAAAATAGATTTACAATATGTTGGAGAAGAGTGCTATGACATTGATAGTGAGCTTGAAAGTTATAATGCGAAATCTTCCAACAAATTAAAACCAAAGAAAACCATATTTGAGGTAACGATATGATGCTAAAACTAAATCCAGAGGAAAAACAAGTGCTGAAACATATCTTTGAAAGTCACTATGTTAGGAAGTTGCCACCTGCTATCAAGAATGTCGCATTAGACATTAAGAAAGCAATGGATAATCCTACAAGAGTAACTGAACAAGAATATGTTGGACTTAATCCAAACTGGAAACATTGCGAAAATTGTGACGATTAAATACTAATGATTATCACAAAATTACATCAATGCGTTTATAACGCAATAGTATCGCTTTGTCTTAAATACAAAAACAAGGAAGGTAAAATGTACTATAATACAACAAATGAAAATGGAAGTTTGCTACAAACAAATTTGAAACAAGCAAACAATCAAGAACAATTAACATTAGCAGTCTTTCAGACTTATCCTAATGAAAATCTATCTGCGAATGAGGTGTGGGCTTTTTTGATTGACAATGAATCAATTAATGAACAAACGCCATTAACATCTATACGAAGAGCAATTACTGATTTAACAAATCGTAATAGACTTGTTAAAACAGATAAAAAGGTATTAGGATCAGCAGGAAGAAAAACATACACTTGGAGATTAAAATAATGGCTTACGAACACAAAGAAAACAAAGGTTCTATTTTTAAGAACGACAGAAAAGAAAAAGATACACACCCAGATTATACTGGACAAGCAAATGTAAACGGAACAGTTTATAATGTATCTGCTTGGATTAATGAAAGTAAAGGTGGTAAGAAATATTACGGACTATCTTTTTCTATTCCAAAACCTAAATCAGAAGATTTACCATTTTAACAAATTAGGGCAACATTTAAAACAACGATAAATTATGGCATTTGAAGGAGTGTCGCAGGTAACCAATCCTGTCTTTCCCTTTGTTAATGCTCTAAATAAGATTATTGTTTGTAAATACGGTTGGCTACTGGTTGCCCTATAAAATATTATGATAGATAAAAAAACAGCAGAACTATACAAAGATTTGTTAAAAATGCTCAAAGAAGAGGATAACAATATCAAGGAACGAGCAAGACAAACTAACAAGATTAGAGAAAACCTAATTTTGCGTAGCTTGGAAGATAAAAAAGATGATTAAGTTAAAAGATTTAGATAATGCAATAATAGGAATAACTGATGATGTTATATCTGGAACTCAACGATTTGTATACGATTATAATAAATGCGTTGAAACATTAATGGAACAAGGAAATGATGAACAAAGTGCCATTGACTGGATAGATTACAATGTTTTAGGATCGTATTTAGGCAAAGAAACACCTATTATTGTATATAAAGACGAAAAAAGTATTAAACAATAGGTAAATCACAAATAACGCATTATTTACGGTGTTCATACCACTTTGTTCTATCTCGCTTATGATATGCTATCGAGAGTGCTTTTATGACTATGTAGGAGTATTTTAAGAAGAAAAATTTCTTATAATTGTTCTTCAATGTTGATTTCAACACGATACACATTATAAGCTGTTTCTGATACTGGTAATTTGTTATTTACAAAGCGAACTAAGAAGTTTTTATCAGTATCTGCTCCACCACCTGCAAATCCATCTTCACTATATCCAAATGCAATCTTTTGTCCTTTTGCATCATCAAATAATCGAACCAGTTTATCTTTGTTTGCCTCACTTATATTTTCATAAACAAGTTTTCTTTTTTTTCGTTCTGTTTCGTGATTAGCAAAAGTGTATGTTTCGCCACCTAATGATTTCTTAACTTTTATTCCATCATATGCTTTTGATACATCTGTTCCAATGTTTGGATTTTGGTCTGGAGAATAAGTTCCAGAATTAGTTCCTGTTGCGTCTGTTGCGAATTTTACTGATGTGATAGCCATAATAAAATTTAATCCTTTTTATATTTCTCTCAAAGATACTTTTAAACTTCCTGGACTTCTTGTTAATCCAGTTACTATAAACTTCTTGCCATTGAATGATTCACCAAATGGTTCTACAATCATATCAGTATGATCAAACGCACATATATCTCCAACTTCCATTAAGTAAAAGTAAGAACTACCACCACTGCTACCTGGATTTATTATTTCTGTGTCAATCAACAATTTTGGATTTCCTTCAATCGCATTATAATAATTAGCATAACCATCATTTTTATTTCCAGAACCCATATTGGTACTTGTAATAGTTTTTCCTTCTTGCGTATTGACAATATTTCCATTTAATATTTCTAATTCTTCGGTTGCTATATTTTCATCACTTTGTACATTGTAATCTGTTCTTGGATTATTGGTTGTATCTGTACACTCAACCTCAAATAAAAATTCATCATTAATAGGGTTTCTCTGATGCTTTATAACTCTTTTTGTTATTAGGTTATCAAAAGCAGTAAGCGATATATTTGTGTTTATGATGTCGCTTTTGCTTATAGTGTGATCTGTTGCTGGACTATCAACCAAATATATATATTGAGGACTTCCATCATTCGCTTTAAATCTAAATATAAATCCACCTTCTTTCTGTGTTTGCTCTAATACTTTTAATAATTCTTTTTGTTTGTGTAAATAATAAAATACTGTCCAATTAGCTCTTGCTGTATTTAATGCAGAATAATTTTCTGGTTCTGTTGTTATTCCTGCAAAGCGATAAATTAAATCTCTATGCATTTCTGCTATGTTGGTAACTGCACCAGAACTCCAAGATTTATGTAATCCATCTGCACCGGTATATAATTTTTTAATTCCAGTAACTGTATTTGAATTAGCAAGATTATCTGTGTCTGTAACCTTTGTAGTTATTTCTAAATAAAAATCATAAACATTGAATTGTAAAGTTCCAGGAGATTCGGTATCATCTTGTTGTACTGAACCAAACGCTTCAAAAATAATATCAAGACTATCTGGTATTTGTCCATTAGCATTACTAAAAGTTCCAGTGCTTAATAAGTCAATAGCAGATTCATAAGCAGGAGTTCTATTACTATTTTCAGTATTAATAAGAATCGTATTGCTTAAACCCCCATAAGTAGACTTAACTTTTAATATAGCATTAAGTGTTGTACTCGAAGTTTCGTTATAATCTGAAACCCCCCATTTTATATATAACTTACATTCTTGAATTTCGTGTTCTTCTTTTTCTATATCATTAATTCTGTATGTAAGGTTTTCAGTATCGTTGACACTTGAACTGGGAGGAGCAGATAATACGTCCATAGTAACTTTCCAAGTTCCAAATGTAGTATCATCATTGTCGTAAAAATTTTCTTCATTATTTGGACTTGGATCTGTTGTTGGAGGATCACCTAATATTGTTTTAGTAGCTGTTGCATTTATATCTTGTATTGGGCGAAACTTATATGACCTATGTAAATCTAACGCTGTAAATAACACATTCTTATTAGAATCAACTATTCCTTCATAATCGCTTGTTGATGTGTTTTGTATATCATCTAATGGAACAAACAATGGAAACCCAGCAGAGCTAAAAGAATCTTTTAAGGGATAGTGTAATCTACCATCGGTTACTGCTTTATGTGCTAAACAATTATATCTTCCATTATTTAGTGTATCTACCGTAACTGGAAAGCATTTAGCTGGGCTGTATTGTATGAATTGAGGACTTGAAACCGTAGAGGTTATCGGTGTACCTTCTCCATAAAATGTAGGAAAAAAATTACCAGCAAGACTTGTATATTCAGGGATTTTTAAAAAGTCTATTGGTGTTCTTGCTGCTATTTCTATACTTACAACATCTTGATTTTGTAATTTTACAGATTTTAACCTACCAGTGTAAATTGTGTTTTCTTCGCCACCTACTCTTGATTTAACAACAACATCTCTGTTAATATATTTTCTTGTACCACCATAAATTTCTTCTGCTAATGTAGCGTTGCTATGATTAGACAACTGACCATTCACGCAGTTAATGCTTATATTACCTACCTTAGAAGAAGATTCTTTTAAATCAATACTTTCTCTTATTGAAGGTAAAGATGTAATCAATGAGTGATATTGCGTAGCACCACTTCCAACCAATGCAGTTGCAAGTCTTATGTATTGCGTATTAACAGAGCCATCAGTATATGTATTATTTCGTAATTCAAAAATCCATTCTTCTCTTATAGTAGAAGTAAGAGCATTTTTATAATTGGTTGAAGCAGTTAGTGGCATTACGCAAGATTTCTTCTGATTGAGTTTTCTATCTCTGGTAGTAAGCTATCTCTTACAAATTCTTGTGTGCCAATAACATTACCCATAATATTTACAGTTACTCCAGTACCACCACCTGCGTCACCAAAGTCTGGACTTGATAGAGGAGTAATGTCTACTCGTTCTCTACCACCAGCGTTATCTCCAACTTTAATAAATTGCTCTCCACCAGTAACAAAAGAACCACCACGAGCAAATGCTGGAGCTTGTTGTTTACTTACTAATGCTATCTGTGCAGCAGAAGAAGCCATCAAAGCAGCCATTGTTAATTTTGCTCTAATTTTTGCAGTAGGATCAAATATACTTGCAGCAAGTCCACTTACCATTAATTGATTTCTTGCTGTAATAGTATCAACAATAATTTTTAGAATACTCATTTTCTTTTGCATTTCAAATATTCTTTGTTGTTCTTTTGCGAATTTAGCACGAATATCATCTTCCATTGTTTGTCTTTGCTCCATAGAAGCATTTCTAAACTTATTAGTTTTTCTTAGTGCTTTTAGTTCATTACTTACTCGTTGGTCTAAATTTTGTTTTTGCAAAGATAATATTTTTCCAAAGCCATCTTGGAATAGCTCAACTCTGGCAGTCATAGCTTCTTTTTCTTCGCTTGTTAATGAAAAGCGTTCTCTTAATTTATCAAGTAGACTTTGTTCTTCGTTGTTTTGCTTTTTCTTTGAATCTACAGATTTTTCTTCCAAGCCTGCAATTTTTGCTAATAAAGCTGCATACTGTATAGCTTGTTCTTGTGTTATTAATCCTGCTGCTACTAATTTTTGTGCTGCTGCCAACTCATCTTCTTTGGCGTGTATTTCATCTAAACTATTTTTTAGAATTTCTCTTTGTACGGCAGCGTGTGCTAATGCTTGTATATTTGTCATTTCTCCAGTTCTAAAGATTTTTGCTAATGCTTTTATCTGCTGTGCGTAAGTCATATTAATAAGTTTTTCTTGATCTGCTTGGCTAAATCCAGCATCTACTAATTTTTGTTGCATTGATGCTAATTCTGTTTGAATCCGTTCTTGTTCAGCCATTCTGTCTTCAACAGTTTTTTGGGCAGCGTCTATATCTGTTACTATACCCTTTTCGTCCATTTTTAATTTCAAATATTTCGCTTGTGAAAGCTCTAATTTTGAAGTTTCAACGCCCATATCTTGCAAATGTCTAATTGAAGTTTCAAAAGGAGTTTCACTTGCTTGTTTTATGGACTCTCCCATAGTTTGAAATGCTGAAGTCAAGGTAGAAACAATGCCCTTCATCTGAATAAAATCTCCAATAGCAGCTTTCATTCTTGTAAATGCGTCTGCCATATTAGAAACCATACCAGTTAATGTTCTGGATAATGCGTCAGTTGCACCTGCAATACCAACAGACGGATCAAGCAATGTTTCTTCTAATGCTTTTCTAAATTGTGGTAATGTCAATGTAGATAAATCTTCGATACCTTTTGTATCACGAATAAGTTGCAATATACCTCTTTCACGAAGTATGTCTGCTGCACCAGCACCACCAGCAAAAGCTCTACCAAGAGCTGACGCTGCTTCAGTTGCAGTAGTTCCCATAAACGCTGCTAAGTCAGCAGTAGGTTTAATCATCTCTTCTGCATTAGTACCAAATGCTTTTAACGCTGCACCAGCTTCAACAACATCTGTTAATGTAAATGGGGTGGTTGCTGCTATTTTGTTAAATTCTCTAAATGCTTTTTCTCCAGCTTTAACAGAACCAAACATAGCATTAAGTCTTACTTGAACAGCTTCAAATTGCATTGATGTTTGAATAGAGTTTCTGATACCTGCTGCCATACTACCAAACATAAATGTTACAAGAAGAAGTTTATTTCTCAATGCTCCAATTCTTCTTTGCAATCCTGCAGTAGAAATACGCATTCTATCGTTAGCTAGAATATTCTTTTTTAATTGAATTTCTAATTGCTTATTACGCATTCTTAATTGTCTTAACTGCTCTTTGAGTTTTGCAACTTGTGTAGAATTTTTCATCATAGCAAAGCTATGTTTTTCTTGAGCCATTAATAATTTTTTGGTAGCAGTAACTGCTTTTAGATTTGCGTTGTTAAATTTTCGTTGAGCTGCAGAAACTTTATTTTGTTCTTTTGCAATAGCTTTAAGAGCTATGATTAAATCTTCATCTCCCTTTGTATCAAACTCTAATTGTATTTTTAAATTTTTAGCCATCTTTTAATTTATTATAATGTTCTGATTGTACATAATTTAACATTTTTTCTATAACATTGCACTTATCAATCCATTTTTTTGGTTGATTTCCGTATGATCCTTCATAGGGAGGTACTTTCATTTTCTTGCAATAAGTATATCGTTGTATATCTCGTTGATATTCTCGGCTAATAAAGTGATTAGGACAAGCAAAAAATGGTAGATGTGACTTAATACTTTGGTGTAACTCGAACTTTCTTTCTGATGTTTTGTTATGTTCTTCTAATTCTTCTTTTAAGAGATTGATAACATACCATACATCGTCCATAGATGTAAAGGTGTGAACGCTGTTATTCTTTTTAAGAGGTAACTTAGCTTTATATGGAAAGGTAGAATATTTGCAACCCTCACACCAATCATCTATCAATATGTTTAATTCAAGTGAGAGGGATTCTATTCCCCCAAGCTATTGTATTCCTGAATAGCAAGTTGTAATTCTACTCTATCGTTTATAGATAAAGATTTAATAAATTTATCATCTGCACCCTTCACACCATTTCTAATCCATAGTGTACTTAATGCAAATTGATTTTTAATTACTGATTGTCCATCTACTTCTTCGAATTGTACAGAATCCATACATTTGTCAAAAGCGTCTACAGACATTTCTATAAGGGTAGCTTTATTGCCACTCTTAAGCGTTATTTTTTTAGACATCGATTATCCTTTATTTGTTTTATTCTTCTGTTATTGAAACAAGATTACCTGATGTACTTGCAACAGCTTTTGAGCTAACTGATAAGAACATTGCTTCCTCTTCAGAAAAACTAACATCTGTAATAATAGAAGTAGGCATTGACACTCCTACATTTCTTGTTGATGATGTTAATGCTGCTAAAGTGTTTGCTACTGTACCAGTTGATTGATTGTTAAAGTCCTCAACCAATCTTGCTGTTTCGTCATCGTATTTTACACTTGCTTCAAGAGTTGCAGAAACTTCTGGTAAAGCTCTTGCAATTACTTGGTAGCTTCCTGCTGCGTCAAAACCCATAAACTGAGCATCGTTTTCAAGCGTGAAGCTGAATGATTTTAAAATTGGATCTGCAATACCTGCAATGGTTGTATCTGCTCCTGAATCACCTGCGTCACCATAATCTGACATAAAGTAATTAGAGTTGAAATGAGATGTACCATTTGAAGGTGCTAAATCTGTTGGTGATAAATCTGGAACCATACCTGATTTAAATGTTCCTGAAAATTTTAATCTTCCTGACTCTTCTCCAATATCTCCACTAACAGAAAGTGAAGTTAATACACAACCACCAAATAACATTTGATAGCCACTTTGTGGTGATTCAATTAACACAGAAAAAGTACCAGTGTTGTCAGAATATACATCACCTACTTTAATTTCTGTTGGATCGTAGTCAAACTCAATATCATAAGTTGAAGAAGTTTCTTGAGTAATGTTTTGTAAAAGCATTGGTAAAATAGTATCATCTGCGATACCTGAAAAACTGATTTCTTTTACAGTTAGTTTGTTTGTTAAAAACATATCAACTGCTTTTAATGTTCTACCTGTTCCGTGTCTTACATCTAACACCTGCTGTGGATTCAATGAAGGAAACTCAATAGAGTCAATATTAATATATTCAAATGTTGCGTTACCTGCTGCCTGTATTGCAGTACCTGCTGCTGTTTCAGGAGCTATCGCTAACTGAAAATCTTTTGGACTAAAACTTACTTTACTGTTCGCCATCGTTCTTTACCTCTTTTTTTACTTTTGACTTTACTTCTTCTACATAATCTTTTGCTAATTCTGGCACAATGTCTAATTCTACTGATTTGCCACTATTTAATAAATACCATTTTTCTTTTCCTAATTTTAAGAAACTTGGTTTGCGTGGCAATAAGCCATCTTTTAATTTGTATTTTTTAGCCATAATTAACTCCTTACAATATAAAAAAGTCCATCTGAAGTTACAAAGAATTTATCATTAGATGTAATAAATCTTACAAATCGTTCGTGTACCTCTTCATATAGCACTGGAACGGTAATGCGTGATACATAAGCATTATCTATCCCTGCGTCTACATTATGCTCTACTTCAGGCATACCTGCATAGAAATATGGTATATCTCCACCATTAGAGTTGTTAAACAATATGGTTTCTATTCTGGTAACATCTTTGTACATCTGGTCTAATGCCTTCTCATCATCTCTGTATGTTTTCAATACATAATCCATCTGTATATTGTAAACATTGATGTAGGACTTTGTTCTTTTTTCTACTAATTCTTGTGAGGTAGGATAAATGCGTAATGACTTTGTACCGATGTCTTGATGTTGATTATCAAAGTATATTGGCAATCCACCTTTAAACTCTGTGCGTAACTTATCACGCAATGGAGTCATAATCTTTTCATAAGTAATATTTTCGTATGTCAGTGCCATTATCGTACATTCCCTACGGTTATATCAAAAGTTGCTTTTCTGTATCCATTAAATTCTACATCATCTTCGTATGTTATTCCATTGATGGTACAATTAAACAAAGGATCAAGGTCTACCAGTGTATAAAATATTTCTTCTATGCGTGATACAGTATTAAAAAAACGCTTTACGGTAACATCGTTACGCTTGTGGTCTAACATAAAAAACTCTAAAGTTAAATTATAATTATTTGGCAATACAGCATACATTGTATTTTGTGCATAAGAATCATTTCCTTTTAATATACAGAATTGATTTCCTCTGTGTTGAAAATCTCTTGAACGAAAGACTGGAAGAGAAGTAAAGAACTCATTCTTTACTCCCTTTTGGATTGTTTCTTC